TCAGTATTATATTTACTTAATTTATCTAAACAATATTCATAAAATTGAGATAAACCCTTTTCAGGTTTTGTAATTACTAATATTTTATTCATATCTATTTTAAAAGACTTATCTTCACAGAAATGAACCCATTTACAAAAAGAAATTCTTTCTTCAAGAATACCTCTTTTATCACTTGGAATACTAACTAATTTTAAAGGATTAATAACTTTGATATAATTCTTTTCATCATTAGCTGTAATATCACAAACTATTTCTTCACCACTTGTAAGTTTGAGCAGTCTATGTTTATCTATCATTTTATTTTTATCCTTTGTAATTCGTAATTAAATTTTTCTTCGTTGTATATATTTAGTCTTTCTAAAAAATGACCTAATGTATAATTTCTTTTACTTTTATATCTTAAATCATCAGCAATATCATAAAGTACAGCTTGTTCTTTTTGTTCACTCTTTCTTAAACCACGACCAATAGATTGTAATGTTCTGATTCTACTTTTTGATGGTGATGCAAAAACTATGTTATGTAAATTACGAATATTAATACCAGTAGAAAATGTTCCATATGAAGCAATTATAATTGCATCTTTTTCTTCTTCAGTAATTTCTCTAATCTGTTCTCTTGTCTGTGTATCAGTTCCACCATAAACAAAAAATATTCTTCTCTTTGTATCATTCTTAATTAAATCATAAAGTTGTTTACCATGTTTCTCTACAAACTGAAATAGTATTAAAGTGTTTCTATGTAAAACAAATGCAAGATTTTTTATAAATTCATTTCGTTTTGTATTCGTAACAATAAAATCTATTTCATCTTGGTACTTCATATCTTTTACAAGTTTACAAACTTCTTCAGGATATGATAAAACTAAACATCTTATTTTAAAATCAGCTAATGTTTTCTTATCAATTAATTCTTTTGTAGAAACTACTTTGTTTAGAGAACCAAATAATCCTTCTAATACTAATCTATGTGTTTGTGTACCATCAATAGTTCCAGTTAAACCAAAACGATATTTACATAAATGTAATTTTGTCATTATTGATGTTAAAGATTTTGCTTTGAATAAATGAGCTTCATCACCAAATACACAACCAAATTGTTCAAAGTATTTTTTAGGCATTTTATAGATTGATTGCCAAGTTGATATTACAATATCTTTTTCTACTTTCTTATCATGTCCTTGATAAATCTTTTGCATATGATATTCTAACCAACCATAATCTAAAAAGTCAGAATACATTTGTTCTACTAGTGATGTTGTTGGAACAAGTATTAATATCTTTTTGTTTTCATCTCTTAATAATAAATTATAATATCTTACTAATGAATAGATGATTAACGATTTACCACTAGCAGTAGGGCTAAGCAATAATGCACGATTGTTTCTGATACCATAGTCAATGGCGTCAATCTGATAATCTCTAACTGTAATACTTTTTCCTTGAGATTTAATTTTAAGACTTTTAATAAATTTTGATAAGTTTTCTTTAGATAAATCATTGTTAATTTGTAAACTGTCATCAAGTTCATATTCTTCCCCATATTCTTTTGCCCATTTTAATAAGTAAGATAAAAGACCAACATAAAGTTCTCCTGTTGTTACAGAAAACAATCTTATCTTACCATCCCAAATTCTATTTCTATATGCTGGCATAAACCGAGCGCCAGGTACTTCAAATGTAAAATAATCTGAAAGTGCCATTGCAGTTGATCTTTCACAATCAACTCTCATGTATACTTCATTTATTTTTTCTATTTTCATATAAAATTAGGTCCACGAACCCAACCAACTAAAGTTTTTCTAATACCTTTTGTTACTGGTCTTACTCTGTGCCATAAATCAGATTTGAAACAAACTATTTCATTTCTTTTCAAAGTTATAGTTTCAAATCTTCTACCCTTTATATTAGGACCATGTATTTCTATATCAAGTTCACCACCTTCATATTCACTTGGGTCATTTAACCCAATAGAAAAACTTATTTTTCTTATATTTTCTTTAATAAAATTATTAGTATCTCTATGCCAATTGTAATGTCCATCTTCAATATAAACTGTATATTGTAAATCTTCTAATGATGTTAATCTATAATTCCATAAAGTTTGTTTATTAACTTCATTAATAACGCTGATTAAATTATCAATTGTGTATTTATCTCTTATCCATTTTATTTTTGAATCTCTAGATTTACTATGAACAGAAAATGTTTCTTTTTTATTATTATCTTTAGTATTTGTATTAACAATAGCATCTTCTAATTCATTTGTTTTTAAAAGATGTATATTTGATAACATCTTATCATCAAGAGTAAGTGTTACATAATCTGGTATTATTTTACTCATCCATACCTTCCATAAATCTTCTCCAATTAATAATATTTTTAATTTCAAAACTTCTACTATTAATTGTTTTCAAAACTTCTTCACAATAATCTTTACAAGTTTCAAAGTATTCTTTTTTCTGTAATAGAGTATTTAATTCTTCATCGGCTTCTAGATAGATTGGAATATCACCACGAAGAATTTTGTGGTCGAATGGTTTATCTCTGTATACTTCAGGACTTGATTTACCAGCATAGTATTCCCATTTTTCTTTTTTCAAAGTTAGATAATCAAAATGATGTTTTCTTTCTTGTAATCTATATTTTGAGAATAGTCTTAAGTATTTTATTTTGAGTGCATGAGTACGAACGGTTTCTTTATCACATTCGATATCATCTATTGTTATGTCTTTTTCTGATTGTATTTTCAATTCTTCGAGGGTCATATTATATTCCATAATTTAAAAAGAGAGTGAGCAGTTTGGTTTGCAACTTGCAGTTTTTATATTATCTATTGAAAGACTGAAGGTTGTCAAATGTTCAAGCCAACCTTAAACTGCTCATAATTATTTATAAAGTTTCAAATTCATAGATTGAATATTTGAAAGTTACTGTGGCTGTTAATGGTGTAGTTGTTGTAGATTGAACATCATATTCAACACCAGTAAGTGCAGATGGATACAAACTTTTAAAATTAACTCTGACAGTTGGATTATTTTTATTTGTCAAAATAGTTAATGTTGCATCACTTTCTAATGCAGATATGTTTGCAACTTTTGAATTTGTATTTGTTCTACTAACATCACCACCTGCATTTGGTTTTGTTTGTACTTCTTTAGCTGCAAGTGCATTTGCAAACTGTGTTGTACTTTTTGGAAAACCTATACCAATAATCCAATCATGTACTTCAATATAATTTGCAAAATTTTCTTGTACAATAAAAGTAAGATTTAAATCTTCATAATTTACAACTTCACCCATTGCAGGTATTCTTTTAAATCTTGTTGTATATTCTGCATTACCATCAAATGATAATCCTGGTATGTTTGCTCGTATAACATTATACTGAACATTGGGTAATTTCATTATATCAAATCTAAACTGTGTATTATTTGCATAGTCTATATTTGATGGTTGTCTTGCAAGTGGGTTAAAATCTACCATAGTATTTTCCTTATATGATACTATTTATACACAAAAAAAAGACCCACTTTTTAGGGTGGGTCTTTAGTGCGAGGTATATTATTATATTATTATAAATTGTCTAAAACAATTATTACATAATGTTAGCAACTTTTACTAATCTGTAATATTTGTTTTGTAACCCAGCTGCAACATCATCAGCAATATCAGAGATAGCGCCATCACCGTTAGTTGTAGCGAATGGGTTAGCAACCATACCGTAACGAGTTTTAAATCCAATTTTTGGTTGGAAAGAATTCTCACCAACTGCACGAACCATTTGTAGAGGTACATATGGGCAGTAGAAAATACTAGCGTCATATGGTGAAGAACCTTTATAACCTACAGTATAGTATTGAGCAGCAGCTGCATTTGCAGAATATGGATCTACATATACTTTAAACTTACCGTTGATTGTTCCAGCAAAAGTATTACCAGTATCATCAACATTTAAGTTTGTGTTTAATGCAGGAGCATAGTCTAAAACACCAGCCATTGAAAGAGCAGAAGCAACATCTGAAGAACAGATAATTATATTACCTTTTCCTCTACGAGTGTCGTTTGCAATTGCATTTGCATCTCTTTCGATTTGGAATAATAGACCTTTGAATTTTTCAACAGACCAACGACCGTTAGAATCTGTATCTAAATCAAAAGTACCACTTGTTGTTACATTTGCTTGAGCACCTTTTTTAGCAGTAATGTAAATTGTTCTTACAACTTCTCTATTGATCTCAGCAAGAATCTCACTAGAAAGAATATTAGCAAGTTCTGTTTCTGCATCTAAACCATGAATTGCTTTTAAGTCTTGAGCAAGTTCCATTGTGTACTCAGC